AACAGCATCTGTTCCAAGCGTGGTAGCTATAGATACGTCAGCAGAACCATCGAAGTCTATATTACCAACTACCGTACCGGTAAGGGCTATGTTAGCTGTAGCAGCCAGGTTAGTAGCTGTAGTAGCATTTCCTGATAATGCACCTGTAAATGTTGCTGCTTCTACAACAGCTAAAGAAAACCCTGCGGCTGAAGTGTCAACTGTAGTATTTGGCTCTGTACTTGTCTGATAAAACTTAATTATACCTGAGTCGTCTTTATCTCTAAACCACCCTGCATACTGCTGATCCGTACCACTTGGTTTAAAAGTGCCATAAGTACCAAAGTCAATGTTTTCATCTGCAGTAGTATTATTGGAAGCTAGTTTAAGTTGAGGATCTTCTATAGTTACAGTCTCAGAATCAATAGTTGTAGTAGTTCCTGTTACACTCAGGTTTCCTGATACAGTGAGGTTGTTACTAAATGTAGAAGCTGCTGTTACTGTTAAAGCGCCATCTATATCTACAGCACCACCAATATTTACGTTCTCTACTATACCCACACCACCAGCAACAGTTAATGCTCCTGTAGTATTGCTAGTTGAAGTTGTAGTGTCTGTAGTACTAACTACTCCTGTAGCGGCTAGTGTACCGTCAACAGTAGCATTACCATCTGTCGCCAACGTACCATGTACTGTCATACCTGTCTTAGTAGCAGTACTTGTTTTAACCCAAGCAGCCCCGCCTGCTGCCGCTGTGTCCCACACGTACTGTTCTATTGTATTGTCTGTGGCTATATTGTGCTTAAAGCGTTCTGTACCACCCTTCTTATAGATAATGTCACTTCCATTAACGTCTACAATTGCATCTCCTGCTATGTCAAAAAGTAGATCACCTGTGGTTAAGGCTATAGTAGCTCCATCATCAGTGCCATCAATGTTAATGTCGTCTACATTAATACCTGCATCAGCTGTCAAAACATCGTGTACAACCAGTGTACCGCCTATGCTAGAATCCCCGTCATCATTTGATATGCCAGTAGTTATGCCAGCCTTAGCTGTTACAGCCCCCGTAACAGATAGAGTACCCTCTGATACAGTATTACCTGAAGCTGCTGCGACAGTAAATTTGTTTTCTTCTGGATCTGCACCGTTATCAATGGTAAAATTACCAGAGCCAGTTATAGATCCAGCAACGTCTAGAGTGCCTGATAGAATAGTGTTACCATCTGCAGTTAATGTACCAGCTAAGGAAGTGTTACCCGTAGCATACTCTACAAGAAACTTACTACCTTCTACATCTGTATCATCATCTAACGTGAAGTCACCTGTAAGAATGGTACTACCTGCAACCTGTAGATCAGAAGCTAAGGTAGTCAAGCCTGATATAGTTGTCTTACCTGCTACAGCTAGTGTTACTTCATTTGCATCTGTAGGACCAGACAGAACAGCCTTCTTGATAAAGGCTTCCTTATAAGGGAGTCCTGTTGTTCCTAAGTCTACGGTAGTGCCTGCTGTAGTAGGTCTCATAGATCCTGAGGAAACAGTAACCTCTTGGCTACCACCTACTACAGTTATAGCAGCACCTTCTCCTGCAGTACCATCGTGTGAATGTCCTGAAGAAGCGTTGAATGCTGCCTCAATAGCATTATACTCTAGATCAAAGTCATCTGCATCAATGACATTGCCGTTAGCTATATTACCTGTTGTGTCTGTACGTGTATAACCTGACATGTTTTAGTCCTTACTGTCTATCTTCTTGGCTGAACTCTATCAAGGCCGTGTCTAGAGTGAATGTAGGGTTTGTTGTATTATCTTCAATACGTATAGCAAGTGTCTTTCCTGATCCAATAATGTTTGTATTATATACACTATCTAGTTCACCGCCATAGGTTGCGGGAGAAAATGTTATTCCTAGTTCATTGTAAAAGGGGCCGCTTTGATCTGGAAAAGATAGCCATGGTCCCGCAGGGGATACTAAAGCTGTGTTACGGCGAGGGTTGCCTAAGGTATCAACCCCTGTAACTCTATCTGAAGACGCAAATAATGATTCTGAATCTCCGTATATAAACACTGAAGTACCTGTACCAACAATTTGCTGTGTAGCAGGCTGTACTGTTGTAAGGTCTGAAGAGGAAGCAAAATTATACTTTATGTTCAGGTCTAGGTTCATATTACCGGAGGGCTGAGCATACAGGGTCATCTTATAAAAAGACTTACGAACCTGTGGGTCTGTTAAAGGCATAAATGGAGACTCATAAATAGCCTCAATAGATACGCCATCAAAAGTAGAACCTGTCTCCATTATATAAACATAGCCATCACTATTAGCAAAGGAAATAGTTTCTTCTGTGTTAGTGTAGCGACTGTCAGAAATGTATGCTTTTATACCTTTTGTAGTAGACCAGTTAACACCAGAACCACCTTGAGATATAAATTTTGTAGCTATAAGACCTTTAGATACTCTAGCATTTTCTGATTCTATGTATGCAAATATTCTATATTGGCCCTTCTCTCTTAAAATTACAGAGGAGAATATAGGGGTACTACCTAGAAAGGATATACTATCTTTGGCTATTTTATCTGATGCAATATCTAGTCCAAAGTCACCAATACGATCTGTTGCACTTAGTAACCTAATGCCATCAGGGGCTAGGTACATAATATCCCCACCAAATTCCTGTATGGTATCGCCATTAATGCAACCTATACGATCTGTAATAGGGGATACTTGGAAGTCTGCAGCGGTACTGCCTGTTAAACGCTGTACCGTATTGGTAGTGAATATAATAAGTTGATCACGAAAGATTGATAATCCTGTGATATTTGCTGATACGCTAATACTACCAGCGCCATTAGCGACACTAAAGTCGTCTACACTAAAAGGTGCGGTAAAAAATAAGGTGTTACCTTTAGCATAAAAAGCGGTACTCTTAAAGATAACTACATGTTCTGCTGCCCGTGGGTCATTTGTGCCTACATAGCCTGGACTACTAGGAGTCGTATTCTGTAATTCTAAAGTAGTATTACCCGCTGTATTGTAAATAACAGGAAAATTTATACCATCAACAAAAATTACCTTGTCAGATGTTCCCAAGTTGTATAAAGCACTCTTAGCTTTTAGCCCATTAGTAAGAGCAGTTTCACCCATACTTGTCCACGTAGTACCTGTACTATAGTAATACTCAGTCTTATTGGATGCATTCTTACGAGAGGCAACAATGCGGCCAGAACTTATAACCTTTAAACCTAGTATGGGGCCAGATCCAGGTACTTGAATACTACTATACTTTTCATATCCTTTTAGCTTAGCATAACCACCCAGTTTAGATGTTTCAAAGTTCTGCAATAAAGTAGCAGAACCCACAGCATTAGTACCCTGCTGTAGAGGGCTTAGGTTGGAGATTAAGCCACCCTTAAACTCAATAGGGAATGTTTGCCACTGTGTAGCCATTAGAAATGCACTCTTGAATCTCGAATATACTCTAGTCTATTAATATGTAGACTGCGTAACTGTTTTATACCTTGCTCAAATTTTTGTAAGGATAATTGTGCTGCCTGTGTATCACCTCTAAACTGATAGACATAATACATAGCACCATCTATGATAACATAACGGTACTGCTCTGGTAAGGAAGGTACGTCATCATGAAGCTCTAAGTCAAACCCTGTACGGAAGTACTCGTATATAACTTCGTATGAGTTATCTGGAGTTGGATAGAATATTAATTCTCTACTAGGTGTCTTCACGACATGCGTAGGTACATCTCTGGTGCTTGTTGAAGAGTTATACTCCGTATCAGCATATTTGTCAAGCCATTCTTCATAAGATATAGGCTTTAACTTAACAGTTTTTACATTAAGAGATGCATCACGTTTAATACGAAAGGTGTTCATATTAATAGTTTTACTATCATAGGGCATACTATAGCGAACATCGCCTGCTAAAAGTACCTCTGTTTCTTCTACATGATTCCAAGGCCACTCAAACTCTTCTTGATTTATGTGTCTTATAGAACTATTTATTGCATCTTTAGCAAAGCTATAGTAGCCTATAGAAGCTGCAAAGTTACTAGACACAAGCTCTACTTCATTTAACCTACGATTTATGTCATTTACTAGGCTAAGGTAGTTGTAAGCCATTTTTATTTCTCCTTAATTCGTAGGAAGATACTGCGTTCATACACTTTATTTGATGCAGTTGTAACGCTACATATAATAGTATACCTAGTGTTGTTTGTACCTAAGGACAAATGTACACTGGCTACTAGAGAGGAGTCTGAAAGAGTCTTTGTAACAAACTGTAATCCATTAACAATAGCTGCATCTGCTAACCCTGTTTGACTATTAGAGGGCGTTTTAATACCATCAGCGTCTTTAATAAACCATGCAGTACTAGCTATAAGGTCATCCTTTAAAAGACGTGACCAATCCACACTATATTCTATGCTTTCATCTTTATCTTTATCAGGCCACTTATATGACATAGTTATTCCTTACGCTGCAATATAGACGGTATTGCTACCTTGTTTATCTTCAATATACACTGTTCTGTTTTCTTCTATTATATGTACTGTCTTATTATTATCATAGCCTACTAAGTACACAGTCCTATCTCTACTGTAACTATCTGCAAAGTCTTGGAAAGGGAATCTTACAGCAGTAGGATCTGATAGGTTATTGTGTAGGTTAGCTAATGTACCAGAGAACGTAGCAGTAGCTTTTCCCTCACCTTCTACTGTAGAAATGCTAAACAGAGCAGGTGTACTACCTGTAGTTATATTAGATTTAGCTGAGAAGTCAACGTCTTTGACACTAGCTATACTTACAGCAGGTGGTATAAACGCTGTAGCTTGTGCGTCTTCATCTGCAAAATCACCAATGTAAATAGTAAGGAAAGCAGTAGCACTAGAAGGCGTTACATTAGCCCCACCTGTTACATCAGCAAAGTCATTCACTGCAGTACTGCTGCTAGTACCTACTGTAGTAATATTTGCTTGTGCATCTACATCACCAAAGTCATTGGCTATACCTGTTACAAAAACACCTGTAGGTGTTATATGTGCTATGCCTTGGTAGTCTAACGTACCTGCTGCAAAGTTTGCTGTAACAGGGGGCTGTGTTATATTAGCTGCGCCCTTAGATACAACATCATTAATACTAGTAGTAGAGAGCAATCCTACAATAGCAGTA